CCAATATCTTCCTTATAGCCATCCCTGAAGAGTCACAAGGACTCCCACGGTATGGTTGGTTAGACCACACCCACCATCTCCCTAAAAGGGAGCGGACCACCTGGTCTTGATGCGAGCGGACACAGGACGCCCTGCACGTTGAAGGTGTCTTCTATCAGCGAAAGGTTCTTCACTGAGCTTCAAGAAGAACTTCATCAAGGCCCCGAAGTCTTCCAGGTTTGACGCTGGAAGCTTCCGCTTAACTACAACGCCCTTGACAAGAGGACGATGTAGGTCAGTGTCATGACGTGTTCCCTGGCTAGGGGAATCATATTCATGACGGCCCAGTAGAACCGATGAGCTAGAGGGGTTTCCCCCAACATCTAGCTCCCACTCAACACAAGGAAAGGGGATGAGCTTCCCAATCAGAGTGTCAAGATGGTCAACGGCGTCATAATAGGAGAGATGAAACATCTGATTCCTAAGTGACACCAGAGACTCCAGTTCAGCAACGTGCAGTTTCGTTCTAGGTAGGAGACGACGTACTCGGGCCACAGTCACATCGTGGCCGTCATAGTACTCTTTACCACAAGACTCTCTGAACTTACCAGTCCAGAAAGACTTCTTGGTATTGACTACAAACCCAAAAGTTTGTAGCTCCTCTAGAACGAATTGCACAAATTCTACGGGAACGATGATATCGTCACCGTAGACGCGCACCTTACCCCAAAGGGAAGAAATATCTCTCTGGGTCAGAGGTCTGTTAAGCGCTCGTTCGATTCCCATAAAGACGACTGTCGTAAAGACCAGTGCCTCAAATGGGAAACAGAGCGCTGAACCCATGGACGCGAACTTCGCGAGTCGGAGACGTTTCTTAACTCCGACTTCAAGAAGAACATCAGCCTTCCGGCTCCTAGTAGCGTCTACAACCGCAAAAAGATGCGGATGATTCGCTAATAGGAGACGTACATGCTGATTCGAAACCCTATCCGAAGCCTCACTCAAATCAAGTGTGGCAAGAGCTCCCGTAAGGGAGCCCTCTCGCGCGAGCCATTGATTTGGCACTTGCGATTCGAACATGACGAGATGCCTCGCATTGTCAGAGCGAGGAATCTCCTTCATTATCATAGCGAGAACCCCTTGCTGCATGTACTGCATACAAGTAGGTTCAATGGCTATGATACGTGGGGTTTTGAGCGTTTTGGGGACGAGGACCACCCTTACGGGGACCTCATCCCTAGGTTCGAGGATAGTAACTCCGTCAGAGTCCTTCAAGAAGGACTCACTTGGAAAGATGTTCTCCCAATGAGACATCAGGGGGACATCCTCCAAACGACGGGTCCACAGCATCTGCTTATACTTCGCGTTGCCGCGAAGATAATCAGCCGTGGCGCCAGGACCGTGTCTGGGTTTGACTCCATCTGCATAGACTCGAGAGTCTATAGCAGAGAAAAGATCAGCCCAAAGTATACGGCCGACGCGAGCGAAGTTCTGGAGCCTATCAGGTTCCGAGACTAAGCTTTTGTCAAACTGACGTACTTCCTGCTCACACTTGATGTACTTATCCAAGGCTGCACGTTCCCGTTTGGGAGTGCAACGTATCTCGATCTTGCTAAACAGCAGAGTAATCTGCCGAATAGCTTGAATAGCGATAGGATTAGGCTCATCAAGTAACAAACCACTAGTAGAATCGAACACACACCCAAGGAAACCCTGAAGAAATTTAGGGAGACCACCAGAACCGGAAAATCCGGTGAACTGGTCGTGGGTTACTTTTCCCTGTTCCAGACTTTTTTCGAAGTCTGTACACATGGAAGGTAAGGTTATCGTCAAAAACGATAGCCCCTCGTGTTCTATTCGTCGCTGGATCGTTTTTAGATCCCGCGTGGTGCTTGTGCCGCATCTGGTCCCCGCCTCGGCGAGGACCACCTGCAGAAGCGCGATCAGCCTTTTCATGCAGCCCCACTTTCTTAGAAGGTAGGTGGTGCATGCCTAGCCAGATCGTAAGAACAGCCGGGAGAATGCCAATCAACGCGACTGTGACGGCCGCGTCGATCTAGTTCTCTCCACCCAAAAGTTGGGTGACCTTAGCGCCAGAACTCGCAGTAAGATACGCAACAAGCGCATCAACTACGATTTTGGCCTCAGCGACCGTGAACCCATTAACAGGCGTATCCACAACGACATATGCTGTCATTGAGTTACGAACACTGTTAGTG